GGATACAGGTGAAAGTACACCGGTTCCGGAAGCGTTCACGCCCGTGACTGCAGATGTTCCTCCTACCGAAGCGGCGGAATTACGGACGGTGAGAACGCACGTGCGGACCTTGGATGTCTGGGCAGTTGTCCCGGGAAGCGAGATTCCTGTGAGCGTATAATGACTTCCTGACGTCAGGGTCAGAGTCAGATCCTCTATACGGCATGATTCTCCCATCGTGACCAGTGTGGTGTTCGCAATCACATTCGTCATCTGAATTGTACAGGTCTGGAGACTGACTCCGCGGACCGACACACCGCTAGGAATCGTGATTCCCGCAGACAATTCGTAGATTCCCGGAAGAATCCACACATGGACTCCAGAATACGCGGCCGAGATAGCAGCGTTGACGGTCTTGTAAGGCAGCCCCCCAACAGTTCCGGTAGAATCGTTGCCGTTTACTCCATCCACAACGATAACATTTCCAAGTTTGGGAGACTGGGCCACCGCACAGTTTAGAACTGGATAATACGGCCCAAGAATAGCACGTGATTTTATAAGTTGTGAAAAGTCACTAGAGCATAATCTTGACATAGAGTACCCTTGTCAATATCAAACATTCTTCTTCGGAAGATATAAAACAATACAATGCAGTGGCTCAAGCTCGCCTTTGTTGTCGTTCTGTTCGTTGCCCTCACTCCCGGTGTGCTCGTCCGCCTGCCCCCGGGCGGATCGAAGCTGACCGTTGCTGCTGTCCACGGTGTCATCTTTGCCCTGGTCTACCACTTCACCCACCACCTTGTTGCCGGCCGCCGCGAGGGGATGGCCAACACCCACACTTGCCCCAAGGGCAAGAAGCAGCAGCAGGACGGAAGCTGCGTGTAAACGAACCTACTCAATCACCAAAAACGATTCTCCGCGGGGAACCTTGTCAATGAGATAGGGCGACCCGAACTTCTCGATTTGTTTGCGAGGCACCGCCGTATCTCGGCAGTACCTGGCAATGGCCTTGTACAGATTGAACCCCCGGTACCTTTCCGAAAAGTCCCCATTCTCAGGATCCCGGAACAGGATAGACTTTCCGTCGGGAAGTGTGAGCCACGACATGAATATCTTGAACAGAGGGTTGGACGCGTACTCATCATCGGGTCCTTTCGGGAAACAGTCCCAGAAAAGCGACGTGGCAAGTCGCACCAGATCAAACGACGGATTTGGCTTGATTTCAGGGTACTTGGAATTGTAGAATGGTGCGATGTTGTACTGTCCCCCCGCCTCCTCGTCCTGGTGGAACTGGTCGGACATAAAAAACTTCGAGTCTTTCAGCTTCGGGACCTTCACCGCAAACGACGCCCGATCAAAGTCGATGATTTTCATGAGCTTGCCGTACGTCGGAACGCAGTAGTTCTTGCCGCCCACGTTATAGTACAAGAACTCTGCGGTGGTTGTTATGTACATGACATTCATCACGTGGAGATCATTGTGGACAAACGCGAACGTCCGCTGGGCGTACGCCAGGGCAAAAATGACCTGGGCGAGCCACGCACACCGCCTTGCCACATCTGCGGTCTCCTTGAACAGAAGGTACATTGTTCCCTGGCACTTCTCCATGACCGTAATCTGGATCGGGGTATCCTTGAAGATCGCATGGGCAAACGCCTCATCGAACTCATCCTGCGAAAACCCGTCGCCTGTCTCTTCGCTCTCATCATCATCATCATCATCCTCGCTATCGCTCGAGGCCGAATGAACCTTGAACACGTAATCTGTCGAGCAACTGTCCGACTCCCCCATATCGTCGTGCGTCTCTTCTGGCTCGTACTGTATGATCACATCGGCTGGCGGCGACGGGAGAGCAAGGGGTTCAAGTTCCACCGCTCCCAAATCTATCGCCTCCGTCGCGTCCGACAGCTCGAGAACGGGCATCTCGGGCTTGCGTAGACGCAGGTCAAAGAAGTGCCCGATGTTCTGGGAGAACCACGGGCGATCACACAGATCCTCGTAATCGTCCGAGATATCTAGGACATGTTTTTCGGCGATTCCCGAGAAGACGCCGTACACTTTCGGGAAATGCTGGCACCCAGACTCGGATAGAACCACAGAGGCCAGGGATCCCACGTATGCGGCATTGTACGGGCTCTGGATACGCAGAGGCTCCGATACAGCCTCGTCCGTGTTTGGAAGTCCAGTGCCCGCATAGTCTCCGTGCATGACTCGGTAGGGCGAGAACAGCATGGTTTTCTTGAGATGGACTGGGACCTCCTTGCCAGAGACATAGACACTTGACTCGGAGCTGATCGTCTGGATCGGGAGCTGGAGTTTCAGGCCGTAGTGGTACGGCATCCTCACATTCTCCAGCTTGAACAGTTTCTGGATGGAGGGGAAGTACGGCTGGATGCGGCGAAGACCCCAGAGTTTCTGCGACTGCTCCTGGAGCCCCGGAAGGTTCGAGTACTTCTGAACGTCCAATTGGATGTTGGATGTTCGCAAGTCGGGCGTTGGCTTTGGCATTCCTGTTCCCGTTATGTTTACTTCCCTGCTTTTTGCTTCTCGCTGTACCGCAGGGTCCCGTCCATCATTGAGCCTTCGTCAGGGAATACTCGGTCAAAGTGTGACCCTACAAACGTATCAAAAATGTAAGTCAGTTTTTTGGTAAGATCTCCCAGGAAAATAAAGATGGCGAACATGAAGAACAGACCAGCAGTGTAGGAGTCCACGAAATCTTCCAGCCCTCTGCGGACAGGGATAATTGGAGCTGATACGTTTATAAAGTAGACCAGCCAGAAGGCCACCACTCCAATAATACTCACTTCGGCCGATACATCAAAGAGCTGATACCCCAGCCCTCTGGCCTCCCATTTTTCGTTGAACTCGTCAAATAGGTAGTAGAGAATATACGACAGAAACGCTCCAGCGATTGTATAGATCACCGAGTAAATCGCAATATTCCCTGTGACTCGCACAGCATCCCCCGAGGTCAGATGGATGGTATGAATCGTGTATGCGTGGGTATTTTTTGACATTATTTACTCCTGTGAAAATACTAAGGAAGGAGATGAACTTCAACATTCGTCAATTCAATATGGATATGATCAAACAGAGATGTGCGATTGATTCACGCAAATCTCCCATGATCGTCATTATCGGCAAGAAGGATACCGGAAAATCGTTCTTGGTTCGTGATATTCTGTTTCACAACCAGGATGCGTTCCCGATTGGAACCGTGATTTCCGGAACAGAGGTAGCCAACCGTTTCTTCCAGGATATGGTCCCCTCCAAACTCATTCATGACAAGTACAAACCTGAAATTATCATGAACGTCATTCGGCGTCAACTTGCTTTGAAGCAGCAGCGTGGAGCGGGTGGTGCGGGGTCTAATGTAGACCCCCGTGCGTTTCTCATTCTCGACGACTGTCTCTACGACGCCTCGTGGATCAAAGAGGAGTCGACCCGATACGTGTTCATGAACGGCCGCCACGTTGATCTGTCCACCATGATCACCATGCAGTACCCCCTCGGTATTACCCCCAACCTCCGCACGAACGTAGACTTCGTATTCATTCTCCGCGAAAACATCCTCGGAAACCGCCGGCGTATCTACGAGAATTACGCAGGTATGTTTCCGTCCTTCGAGATGTTCTGCCAGTTCATGGACCAGTGTACGGAAAACTATGAATGCCTCGTGATCTGTAATTCGTCGTCGTCGAATAAACTCGAAGATCAGGTGTTTTGGTACAAGGCCAGCGACCACCCCCAGTTCCACATGTGTGCGGATTCTTTATGGGCCGACAACAAACCGTTTATGTCCACCATGCTGGCGGCCAACGATTACAATGCCGAACTTGCGTCCCAGCGTAAAGGTCCGTCCGTGTGGGTGCGAAAGGAAAAACACGGTTAAGACCACATCCGAGCGTACTCGTGCGTTCCAAACTTCCCCGGGAAGTCATTGTTATGGTAAAAGAACCGGGAAGGAAGAAGAGCGTACTTCTCATCCGTAGGAGGAGTATTCCAGAACGCCCGTCCCATCACGATCGGCCCTGTATGTAGATGCGGATCGTCCGTGTTGAGCGTTGCGTTGTACACGTCATTGCACGCCCTCTGTAGGACGGGGTGGTGTGGGACCGCGGCGTAGAATCCGACCGACATGTACTCCCACGTCACGTCCATGTCGTGGCACAGTACAAGCTTCTTGTTCAGCTGGATAATTGGCTCGAGTGATGCCGCCGGCGTGACATCTGCGTCCATGTACACCCCACCATACTTTTCCACAATAAAGTACTTCATGATGTCGCACTTCTGTACACCCTTCGTGCTTTCATGAATCCGAACAAGAATATCCTCTGGGAACTCACCACTGTGAATGTCGTCGTTCGTCCACATACGAAAGGTCCAAGACGGCATCAACGTCTTCCACACTTCAAAATTACGGACTACAAAGTCGGGAACAGGGTTCGGGCCCACCCATACCATATGGAAAAGACGGGGAATCCCCACTCCCAGAATCTCTGAATCTGTTAAATGCTGTAGATGATCTGTCATTTCTTTTAGAAAGCGGAAACGACTTAAACGCTTCCTAGTCTCGCATGGCTCCCTCCGCCGGGTGAACGGGCTTCGCGAGATCCTGCAGCTGATTCTGCTCCGCCCGACGCTTGGCATTCTCCTCCTTCTGGGCCTTCACGGATGCCTCACGCTCCTCAGCAAAGAACAGCTCGCGATTCGCCTCGTTCTCCTTGTACTTCCGCATGATCTCGTTCAGCTGGGAGTTCGCGTACTCCACGTTCTCCATGAGGTGCTCGGACGGCTCCCACGGCAGCCAGCAGCCCATACGGCCGATCATGAGGTTGTCCTTCGGGTACTTCCGCTGGAGCACCTTACACCACAGCTGGGCCTCCTCGTACGACGGGAAGGCACGACGAACCTTGACGCCGCGAATGTTGCACTGGAAGTTGTTGGCCTTGTCAAACGCCTCCTGGACCTCCTTCTCGTGCTTCAGGAGGAACACCTGGTACTGCTCCGGGACATCCGAGTTCTTCAGCTCGTCGCGGTGCGTCTTCTCGAAATCGTGGACGTCCTTCATGACGTCATCGATCTTCAGCGAGTACTTCTTCGAGAGATAGTCGGCCAGATGCTCCAGCCCCTTCACCTTAAAATCGTAGTCTGTCCACTGTAGGAACTTCTTGAAGAAGAAGTCCTGCTTCCGCTCAATCACCTTCTCAGGCGAGATGAAGGACACAATACAGTACCGCTGGTTGGGCAGCTCAGGGTCCTCGTCGAGGTAGTCTACTACGCCGTCCTCGTCCATCTTCGGAAGCTCAACCTTCTGCCGAGAGCTCATTTATACTTTCCCCCTCTACACGTTAAAATGCTTTTTTCCCGCGTTTCTTGTTATGCCTTCATGAGCATAATTCCCGCAAACGTCAGGACAAGACCGACATACTGTATCGGTTTCTCCAGTCGGTCTCCCAGAACTATGTACGCTGCTAGGCTTTCCAGGATGCCCGAGATGCCGTCCCACATACCGTTCACGTACAGGACGTTGCCGTGTCGTAGCGACTGTATCAGGAAAAACACGACGCCCACGTATCCGGCGATACCGTGATACAGATATGTGAGGTTGTTTGTCTGTGCGTAAAACCGCAGGGCGAAGTCTCCATAGATTTCTACGATCGACAGGAGGATAACAGAGGTAAACGCCTTGTCCATTATTCTTCTAGTCGGTGAATTTCAAGATAAGGACGCCCCCTCCGATCATCGCGATGGCAAGGTAGTCGTGGACGTGGAGTCGTTCTTTGAAGTAGAGGACTCCCACCGTGGTTGTTGCCATGACCGACAGACCCGACCACAGTGCGTTTGTGAACGCCATCCCAGTCAGCTTGAATGTCTGGACTAACACCAGGCCGACCATCGAATAAAAGAAGACACCCAGAAGGAAGAACCGCCAGTCTTCGATGGACGTTTTGAAGCAGCTCATCGCACATGTCTCTAGCGATACGATGGCCAGAACTTACAGAACAATAACTATATATGTCGAGATCATCCTTACTTACCCACCTGAATTTTTCTCCTTCTTCAAGTATAAACAAATGTCCGATCCTTCTGCCAAGGCCGCCCCCGCCCCGTCTGTCGGCATTGACGTTGCCGACCTCGTCAAGCGTCTAGTCAAGTACGCCCTGGAGGGCCTCGCCGTTGCCGTGGCGTGCTACCTGCTCCCGGGCAAGAAGCTCCGCGTCGACGAGATCGGCACGATCGCCCTCACGGCCCTCGCCGTGTTCGCCATCCTCGATATCTATGCCCCCTCCGTCGGCTCCTCGGCCCGCACGGGTGCTGGCTTCGGTATTGGTGCCAACCTCGTTGGATTCCCCGCCCGCTTTTAAGACAGCGAGCTCGTATATGTAAAGAAGAAGAATGTTCCGGTATAACGGTCGGTGGTATACCGTAAAGCCCCATATCCTAGGTGAACCTGAGCGTCAAACACATAGTCTTATGTGGAACTTGGCTTCTGGTATTCCTCAGCACCAAGCGTATCGTGAATGGTATGCTCGCGAGCGGAAAATAACGTCTGTTCTCTATCCTAAATAAATACAGGATGGACGTCTTGAAGACGGGACTCATCGCCAGCGGAGTCACTCTCGTCACTCTCCTTGTCTTTGTTGGACTCTACTGGGTCTTTCGCGGATACCCTCCCGCCAGCCGCATGATCGTCGAAGACGTCAAGGAAATTGGTATACCCGACGACAAAGCCCACTTCCTCTTCTTTTACACGAAATGGTGCCCCTACTCCCAGGACGCCATACCTGTGATGAACAGCCTGGAGGCAATTCTCAAAGATCGGACGTACGGAGGAAAAACAATTGATATCAAGCGTATCAATTGTGAATCGGATACGAAGTGTGCGGAGTTCAAGGTTGATTCGTACCCAACCTACAAGCTCCAGACTTCGTCCAGGACATTCGAGTACGTTGGTCCGCCTAAGACCGAAGTCCTACGCGAGTTTCTTGTGGAGGCAGTCGGCCCTGAACTCTCGGTAAGCGGTTCGTCCAATGCCGATTAAGTGCCGAACAACCTCCTCGGAGTTCCAGAAACTGACCATCTGTGCCCCGTCTTCAACAAGTAAACACGTATTATCAGGATACTCTGCTTTCGTTCCGTACGTCTCTTTGATGGCCTTACAGAACGGAACGATTCCCAGATAATTGTCCAGCGTGACTTTGGGTTCTTGTGTCGTCAGCAGAAGCAGGGTGTGTGGTCGCTTCTTTGGAGGTATAACATCCATGATTTTCTGGCACAGGAGGGCACCGTCCACGAACAGATGGCCCTGAACCTCGTGCGGCGTGAAAATATAGGGCAGCGAAAACGACGCCCGCAGTGCGTCCCATACCCGAATACTCTGTCCGAATATCGTGACTTTCAGGGTTGTCAAGTCCGAGGCAATGATGTATAGCGGGATTGCCGCGTCGCCGATACGCAGGGTCGAGAAATCCAGGCCACGCGTCTTGAATTCCCGATCGAGTAGGGCGTAGATTTTCGAGCCGTCGTCGATCCCGTTCGTTTGAGTAAGGCTCAGCAGACTTTGGAGACGCAGGGGGTTGAATGCGTCCTGCATGTTTCCCAGAAGCCCAGTAAGGAGATTCAGTTCATCGACCGAAAACTCGAACGCGATCAGAGTCGCAATGAGGGCTCCGATAGAAATGCCATATACTCCATCTGCGAATACGGAACTCAGGTACTGTTCCCCCTCTTGCTCTGCGAGTTCTTGGAGAGCACCCACCTGTAGAGATCCACGCATTCCCCCGCCGTTTAAACCTAGAACCGTGTATTTCATTGGTGCTTCTTTTCTACGTGTATGAAAATGCTTCGGGCTAAAGACCTGTGGAAGCAGGAGGATGAACGCAAGACCGCAAAAATGCAGGCTATGCGTCCAGTTCTGTCAAATCTATCGTCCCAACTCAAGACCTATGCCATTCAGAACCCTGCCGCCCCCTATTTTGTCTACGATGTTCCTACGTTTGTGGTAGGCTACCCGCTCTACGATCACAGGGAGGCCGTAGAATACGTCCGCGACGCTCTGGCCGAACAGGGGTTCCAAGTATGGATCGCCCAAAATCTCAGCTTAGTGATTTCCTGGTTCAAGCCCCAGAACACTCAGCCCAGACTAAGGGCTCCTCCCCGCTCAGGAGCCGATTACCGCCCCTTTGTCTACGACGACTCGGCCATGGATTTCCTGCGTCATTCCATGAGTCGATAAAAACGGACATTTGTACACACGACATGGCTCAAGAACAACTAAGAATGTGTGATCATCCGGAAAAGGGAGTTCTGGTGGATGAGGGCCAGAGAGTATGTACGTCGTGTGGAACAATTATGGAGCAGACGATTGATGAAGGTGCGGAGTGGAGATATTACGGTGCCGAAGACCGGAATGAAGATCCCTCGCGTGTCGGCTTGACCATCAATCAACTGCTTCCCGACTCGTCATACGGATCGATGGCGATGAACAGGAAAGTATCGTCCGCCGCATTCAAGAGCATTCAGAGGTTATCCGCTTGGTCTCTGGCCTCCCATTCCGAGCGGTCTTGGCTATCTGCTCTCGAAACTCTGAATCAGTACGCTTACCGCCACGGATTTACCAAGGCCATTCTCCAGGAAGCGTGTGCCCTCTTTCGGAGCCAGACGGATGCTCTGAAACTGCGTGGTGAAACTCGGAGGGCCTTGATGGGTGCCGTGTTCTTCGTTGCCTGTCGTCGTATGGGCGTATCACGAACACACGAGGAAATGTCTGAGATTGTCAATGTCTCAACCCGCTCCTTGTCAAAAGCCATTCAGACATTTGGAATTCACGCAGAAGAGAACCCTCTTCTGAAAACTCAGCTGTCTCTGGCCGAGCGGATGATGAATGGGCTCTCAATCCAAGAAGATCAGCGGACCGAGATTCTGGGAACGATTCAGGATATCTTCAAGTCCCCCGACGAGGAACTAGAACATACACCAAAAGTCATGGTGTCGGGGATGATTGCTCGTGTCCTCTGCCACGATAAAACGAAGCCCGAAATCCGGGCGTTTCTCAAGGATTTCTCAAAGCATTCGGGAGTATCGGTCGTATCGATTCAGAAGGTCATGAACGGTGTTTAGTTGACGTTGTAGTATGTGTTCAACATATCGATTTTTACAAGTAGGATACTTTGATTCGGATTCAGACTGAATGTTCCGATAGCTGTAGGATCTAGGTTTGGCAGCACCGCAAGATTTACATCATACACAAAGCTAACTGCCAAAGGACTCGCATTTGTTATTCTCCAGGATATTCCAGCTGGAAGGCCTATCGGAGTTGCTGGGAAATTGAGTGATGTGGAGCCAAGGGACGAATACGTCGTAGGAAAAAGGAATATATCCCCTCTTGGCGTATTTGGTAAGTTAATCGGTTGCCCTCCCAGGGATATAAGGGTTACAGTGAGGGGGGTGGTAGCGACGGTGAGAATGGTACTTGTAAGTCCGGCCGTCGCGTCGACTTGAATACCTGTCCCTCCAGATATTGTAATATCTGCTTTGTATCCGTTGACAGTGCTTACAATTGAATCTGCCCATCCGCCCGAGATATTGATACGGTCCACAGTGACCGCATTATTCTGGAGTGTGACGCCGCCAATTATATTTTGATACGTCGATGGGCTGGTAAACAGGGCAGATGCGGTGAGGTATCCACTCTGTAATCCCACCCCCCCAATCGTACTTTTAAGAACGCCGGTCGTATTGAGGGCCGACGCAGTTACGACCGCCGCCGAAAGTGTAACTCCGCCAAATACGCCAGAGTCGGTGATTCCAACTATAATACTATTTCCAGACCCGTAGAAGAGCGAAATATTGGTTCCAGGAGAGATAGTGACGGCTCCCGAGAGAGTATTCAGCGTCGTGACTCCTGTCGATCCTGAGACTCCAATGACAAGACTGTTTCCAGACTTGTAGAGCGAAATATTGGTTCCAGCGGTGAAAATGACATTTCCTGACAGTGTACTATTTATGGTCGCGACTCCGCCCGTTGACCCCGACACTCCAATGACGATACTGTTTCCGGATGTGTACAGCGAAATATTGGTTCCGGCGGTCAGGGTGACCGCTCCACACAGCGAGTTCACACTAGCAACACCGGCCGAGACTCCGCCGTTGTATGGTACGCCATTAATCGTGAGAGACGCGGCACTGATATTCCGGTTCTGGAACGTTATTCCGCCAACCGAGTGGGGCAGAGTTGAATCGGTCGTTGTCAACGTTCCGGTCATGACCGTGAAGTTTCCTTCACTGCCTAACTTCAATCTCTGGGTCACACCTCCTCCCGTACAGAAATACATATTCGTATTCGGTCCCAATGCTCCGATCTGGATATCCGCATTTCCAACGGTTGACGGAACCGCATTCACGAAAAAGGAGTTTGAGCTCGATGTGTACGCCGACGTCGTCATAATGATGGACGACTTGAACTGCGACGATCCGTTGACAACCAGGGAAAAACCAGGGAACTGGGCGGATGTTCCAATACTCACCTGCCCCGACTGCGTGATCCGCATCGTTTCGCCGAACGCCGCATTTGAAAACCCAATGACATTCAAGTCGGGATTTGTGATTGTTCCGCCGGATGATAGGGAAATGAACGAAGCCGCACAGATCGAGTATCCCGCCATATTCACGTTCGTGGATGCGGGGTAGCTGGCCCACGCAGGGAGACCGCCCGATAGATTGATGAAGTTTCCGCATAGGTAGTATCCCGATACATTGATGAACCCGTTCGGTGCGTCAATTGTGAACATATTTCCAGTATTTCCTCCTACGAACGTGAGTTTCGAAACGGTCGTAATCGAGTTCGAATTCATCACCAGGTTCGATGTTGCCTTGTAGAACGCCCAGCTCTGGAGATCGGACAATGTCATCGTTGGAGCCCCGTTCACTGTCAGTAGAAAACTCGTGCCAGTATTCCCCACCGCCACATTTCCCGGAAGCTGGGTGTTCACGATCGCATGGAAGTACCCGTTGCTGAACTGGTACTGCGGGACGAAAATATTCTTCAAGGCATTCAGATCGTTTGTCGCAGTGTAGGTGGCCGGGGGCGGGGCCACGCTCATCTCGTATTGTTTTTATGACACGGAAAGGATTTAACTACTTTCTGCGTGATATATACATCAGAATGGCAACCCCGGGTGAGCGATACACGCTGTTTCCCATCAAGAACTCAGAGGCCAAGATCTACCAGCTGTACAAGCAGGCCGTCGCGTCCTTCTGGACTCCCGAGGAAATTGATTTTTCCAAAGATGAGAGCGACTGGGACTCTCTCACAGAGAACGAGAAGCACTTTATCAAGAACGTTCTCGCCTTCTTCGCTGGATCCGATGGTATTGTCCAGGAGAATTTGGCGACCCGGTTCCAGCGTGATACTCCGAGCCCCGTGGCCCGCCTCTTCTACTCCTTTCAGAACGCAATCGAGGGTATTCATTCCGAGACCTATTCCCTCCTCATCGACAAGTACGTCAAGGACAAGGACGAGCAACTCCGTCTTTTCCGGGCTCTGGACACGGTCCCCTGTATCCAGAAGAAGGGCAAGTGGGCCCTGGAATGGATCGAGAGCTCCGAGTCGTTTGCCACTCGTCTGGTAGGGTTTGCGTGCGTCGAGGGCATCTTCTTCAGCGGTGCGTTCTGTGCGATCTACTGGCTGAAGAAGCGTGGTCTCCTCCCCGGCCTCACCTTTTCGAATGAACTCATCTCTCGCGATGAGGGACTCCATACAGTCTTTGCCGTGGAAATGTACCACCGCGAGAATCCAATCACGGTCGCTCAGATCCACGCGATTATTGGGAGTGCCGTGGACATTGAGTGTGAGTTCATCTGCGATTCCCTCCCGTGTTCGCTCATCGGCATGAACTCTAAGCTCATGATCCAGTACATCCGCTTCGTGGCCGACCGCCTGGCCGTCCAGCTGGGTGTCCCGAAACTGTACAATGCCACCAACCCCTTTGATTTCATGGAGATGATCTCGATGGAGGGCAAGGGCAACTTCTTTGAGCGGAAGGTGTCAGATTACTCGAAGGCAGGGGTCGGGGCTCGAAAGGAGGACATGACGATCAAGTTTGATTCGGACGATTTTTAAGTATCCATCAAGGTAAACTATCATGGAATTCTTTCATGGTGTCGTAGCCCTCGTTGCTGGTATCGTTCTCATTCTCACCGGTCTCGTTGCGTGGATGTACGTCCAGCAGTCCCGCATGGCCCAGGCAATCAACGCCCTGGCCATTGCCATCACGGCCCCGCCTCCCTCCTTTGCCCAACCTGAACCTGACGTGTCGCACGAGGACGAGCTGTCTGCTCCGGTCCCGGTCCAGGATGACCGGGTGAGCGTCCATGAGGAGGAGCAGGAGCAGGATGGAGAGGGAGAGGATGTGGAGCTCATGGGCGAGGATATGGCTACCCTGGGAGGTAAGACGGCCGCCCAGCTCCGTGAGATGCTGACAGCCAAGGGTATTCCGTACAGCAAGAGCGACAAGAAGTCCACCCTGATTTCGCTCTTACAGGCAGCATCTTAATAAAACCAAGAGTAAATGAAGCTCATAAGTATCGATATCGGGCTTCGTAATTTAGCCGTATGTGTCCTTGACGGAACGTCCAGGACAGATATGTGTATTTCCCACTGGGACGTGATTGACGTGATCGGAGAAAAGAACGGGCACGCACGGACATCCTGCTACAAATGCTCCAAGCCCGCAATGTGGGTCCAGGCGGGGGCAGGGACCCAAGCATGTTCCCGCCACCGTCCTAAGAACCTTACTCTGACCAAAGCCGCCCTGGGAAAGAAAACGATTCCCGAACTCCAGGACATGGCCAAGACGTATGGGCTCTCTGGAAAAACCAAGAAAGATCTGGTCCCAGCTATCTGGGCGGAAATGAATAAGGCCGGATGGTCCAAGTTCAAAGGCAATGCCAGGGCTCAAGGCGGTGGTGTCCTGGATCTGGTGGGCGATATCATTGCCTCCCTCGATCGCCGGGCAGACTGGTGGGAGGGTGCGGATCTGGTGGTGTGCGAGAACCAGCTCGATCGGCGAATGTTTGCGGTCCAGGCCATGATTCACATGTACTTTGCCTGCCGCGGATTCCGGACGAAGGGAGTATCGGCCATCCACAAACTCGACAATATCACAACGGCAGAGGACGCGACGGGGACGTACCGTGGACGGAAGAAGACCGGCATCGCACACTGCGAGCTCCTGTGTCCTCCCGCAAACTTGGCGTTTTTCCGGTCGCACAAGAAACGCGACGACCTTAGTGATGCTCTACTTGCCGGCATCTGGGTTCTAGAACACCCAGCCGGGTTTATGTAGATTTCTTAGAGTGTCCAGTATAATATGTCCAGACTCGGACCCGCTCTTCGTTCACAATTCGTGAAGGGCGTGAAAGATGTTCTCAAAACCACTGCCAAAGAAACCGTGAAAGCCGCAGCCGAAGAGCTGTTGACGAAACGCCCCCGCGTTGCGTCCGTGGAAAGAGTATCTATCTCCCCCCTTCCGTCCCCCTCTTCGTTTTCCCCTGCGGCCACACCCCAATCTCAACAGTTCCCCGCCCTGTGTGTCTGTAAGTACGAGCCGGACGCCCCGGATCTCGGAAGCGGGAACAGGCAGTATATCTGTTCAGGATGTTCACGGTCGGGGATGGGAGAGTACAAAACCGTCATTGAAGGCCGGGCATTCTCCAAACTCAAAGGTGGTGGAAAGACAGGAAAGCGGCGGCGGTCGCGTTTACATCTTACAAAGAGGATGCGGAGGAGACATAATAGAAATGGAAGTTCCAGGAGCTGATCTTCTGATGAACACGAACAACCTCGCCGCAGACACAAAGCTTCCTGATATGGAGACAGTGAATCTCGATTTCACGGACCTTCCCTCCGAGCCCGTCCCCCCGCCCCGCCTCGTCCCCTCCGCTGCCGATGTTGGGACCACCAAGAGCTGGGATGGAGTAGAGAACTTGAACGCTGAGGCCTATCTCAAACCCGTCTCCCAATCTCCCAAGATGTCCGAGGACGCCATCATGAAGAAGAAGTACGAGCTCCTCCGCAAGTTTGCCCGCCTCGACAAGATGGGCGTCCCCATCCGCAAGCGGTTCACCATGGACTCCCCGCTGGACGAGATGGAGATGGAGCTGGAGTTCGTACGCAAGGAGAAGGCTATGGACGCCACCATCAAGCAGTTCTCTGAATGGTTCATTACCGGAATGTCGGCGATGGAGTGGGGGTCCAAGAATGTCAATATGATCAAGATGTTCGGTCTCCAGCTCGATGGATTATCGCAAAGTGCCCAGATGAACGTCGGCGATCTGGAGGAGGATTTCGAGGAGCTGTACGATCTCTACGGCGACCAGATGCGGATGCACCCGCTCGTCCGCATTCCGATGCGTACCTGTTTCATGGTGTACATGGTTCACTTGACAAATCAGATGGCAATGAAGGCCCCGGTCCCGAATATCCAGGAGATCCTGCGTCAGAACCCCGATATTGCCCGGCAGATGGCCGCCCAAGCTATGCAGGGACAGACCGAGCAGTTCCGCCAGCAGCAGCAGCGTGCGACCGTCCCCACCTTCCCGTCCCCCGCCCCCACTCCAATCAAGATGCCTGCCACCTCCAACTTCGACAACCCCCTCGCTGGCCTGATGTCGTTCCTCGGCGGAACCAATCAGCCCCCACCCTCCTTCCCTACCGGTCAGTCGAACACTCCTCCTCCCGCACAGACCCGCACCATTCCCCTGAAGGCCCCCGCTCGAGAGATGAAGATGCCCAGTGGCTCTGGTCTGGGCATCGGAGATATCCTGAACAAGATCAATAAGGAGGAGAAGAAGATCGTAAATACTACCCCCCTTCCACCCACCCAATCTCCCATGACCTTCAATCCCGGCCCTCCTCCCCCTCAGCCCGCTCGCAAATCGGTCCTCAAGCGGTCGGGCGGATCGGAACGCAAGTCCGCCAAGAATTCCGTCGTCATTAAGTTATAATAGAACGATATGGACGGACCCACCGAAGATACTGGACCCGTCGGAGATGTTGTAGGTGCGACAGGACCCGTCGGAGATGTTGCGGTTGAGGCTGCCACGGGACCTGTTGGAGATGCTGCTACAGGACCCACAGGACCCGTCGGAGATGTTGCGGTTGAGGCTGCGACTGGACCTACGGGAGTTGAGGCTGCCACAGGACCCACAGGACCCACAGGACCCACTGGAGTTGAGGCGGCGACGGGACCTACGGGACCCACTGGAGTTGAGGCGGCGACTGGACCCACTGGAGTGGATGCGGCGACGGGACCCACAGGACTGTACCCTTACCCGATGATTCCCACGGGACCCACGTACATTGCCACGATTGACCAACTCATCAGTCAGCGATCGGTGGCTCTTCAGCAGGAAGCGACGGATCGGGCCGCCCTTCTTCCCCTCACCAACCCAGTATCCTACAATTTCACCCCCGCACTCCAGCAGTGGGCGTCCGCGGGCTTCCCGGCCGGATACCCGATTGTCACGATCACTCTAACTGCTCCCTCTCCCTGCTCTGACGGCACGACACGAACAACGGTGTTCGAGTACGTGTCCTACCTCACGGGCGGAACAGATGTGGGGACGGCCACGGCGGCTCTCGACGCCCGGTTTCTTGGAATTACCATCGGATACATTGTCCAAGGCAATACTCTGCGGATATGTGCGAATCGGGAGTAGGAGGAGCTACGAGTGACGTTAGGGTGCGAACTTTGCATATGCATGTGTGGACGGCAGAGAACTCTGCAGACCCCATTTCCAAGCAAGGTATCCTTCCACTTGTTGACGTTGACTATCGGTGATCGCCCCATCAAAGATCATTGCTTCACCAAGGATGTATGAGCCACCACCTCCAACACGTTGTGTCGTTGTTGTTCCGGTTCCAAATGGTAACGGATTATTTAGGTTGTACGGTGCCTGAGAGGTTCCAGTTACGAAAATGCCACCATTTGTTCCGAGTGTTCCGCAAATAATACTCGTAGTATTAAATATTCCGCTAGGGTTCTGTTTTTGATAATTTACATTCCCCGTGCGGTTAAATTCTATATCGGTATAGCTTGTATCAACATAGTTATATAATTGAATACCAACACTGTTGGCATCATTCAGATAAACACGGGATATACCCGACGCACCGATATTGACTACAACAAATGCCGTGCGGGTGCCCTGTGTGAAGGTCAGGCTCGGTGCGGTAATATAGGCTGAGTCTGAGAACGACAGTACAGGAAGATTGTTGATCTTAGATGTTGAACTCACTGTTCCGCTTGTTGTTGATGTGGATCCTCCCGCAGTACCTTTATTTGCCCAAGCTGTGACCGACGTTGTTCCCGTGATCGTAGACGAATCGGCAGCATCCAACCACAGCTGTAACCCAGAAATCGATTTGACCGTGAAATTAGTGGAGAAGGCGGGCAGGAGTTTTCCAGGATGGCCGGAGGGAAGATTCGTTGTCAAATTCCATTTCCAGGCGAGGTACTGCTCGACTTGCTGGCGTTGGGGGGTGGAGAGAGATGAATAGACGAGAACTTCCTTCACATAACCATAGAAGTAGCGGGTCTGTGTGGACGTATCGCCTATCCCAAATCGTGTTAATCCGCTCACAGTCGTAGGTGTTGCACCAATAACATTAAATCCCAGTGGAACTGAAACTGAAGTTGCTGTAGTTGTTGTCCCATTTATATAAAACGTAGTTCCTCCCGCAAAACCGCTATTTAACTGTGTATTATCTGAAAATCGAATAGAACAATCACCGTTAACGGCACCATCTGTACACGTAAAGACATAATCAAAGTCAGCAGGAGAGAGATATGTGCACATACACACTACATATATAACGGTTTGCCCTGCCGAAATAGTTGTGTACGTAGATGTCTGTAGGGCCGCCGCCGCCAGTGTAATCCCATTTGATTCGTACACCGGGGTGCCAGAGGCTACGGTCACATTATTTCCTAATCCCGACTTATCCGCCCACGCACTCACATTGCTGCCCGAACTGAACGTCATACTACTCCGATCCCCCGCATCCAACCACAAAGAACATCCAGGAATATCGGTCGGGTAGAAGGGGCGGTTGTACGGGATCAAGTACCCGCCAGGGGAGGGCTGGTTGAACGCCGAGATCGCCCATTTCTGTCCGAGGTACTGCTCGACTTGTTGACGTTGGGGGGTGGAGAGAACTGAATTGAAGAATATAAGTTCATAAATGTTACCATTCAGAAATCCATTCCCATAGCTCTCTGCCCATGCAATATATGAGATAGTTGGCGAGAAATTTGGTTGAGATGCAACCGAATATGCATTCGCTCCGTTAAAATAACCTACCCCAGAATTCCCCGTGAAATTTTCCACGTGTGTTACGAGGAAGGGACTTACAAGATTTCCAGCTACAATAGCGGCTTTAATTTCACCGTTATTACCGTTATGGTAAAACGCCAGTGGGCCTCCCAGACCGCCGTTTGCGTTGTATATGACTGGACCAATATTTATGTTAGCGTAGTTCCAATACGATCTTCCAGCATTTGTAGCATTTACGCCAGATGCAGCCATAAAGATTGTACAGTTCGAAGGATATTCTGCACTGATCGAAAACCCCGAGTTTCCTCCGAAGGCAATTCCGCCCGTTGAAATATACTGTGGAGTCGTCGAGGTTGCTGAGACGGCTGCGGTTGTATTGAATCCGTTTCCTGACTTATCCCTCCATTGCGTCACCGATGTCGTCCCCGAAAGAGTCATACTCGTCGTATCCGCTCCGTCCAACCACAACTGACACCCAGCAATCTGGGTCGGGAGAAAGGGGACTTTTGACGAGTAGGGGTGGGAGGCGGGGAGCTGGCCGTGAAGTCCCCACTTGGATGCCAGGTATCCTTCCACTTGTTGGCGTTGGATGGTGGACAGGACATTATTGTAAAAGATAATTTCGTATATTTTTACGGTTGTGGATCTAGAATTAAACGAATTCGCTTGCCAATCTGTATTTCCTATAAATGTACTGGCAACCGCCAATTGACTACTCGTTGTATCAGTCGTACCAGCTGAACCATTTATGAATATTTGTAGTCCGCCTGTGGTATTGGATACATATGTTCCAGTGAGTAATGTGTTTTTATCTGCGGTAATTGGAGCGTTCGCATTGTTAAATGAGCTTGTGCTAGATGCAACTGCGTATCTGACCCCCGTTGTGCTAAACTCTGTGATGGAATATGATGGGAGATTCGTTGTGTCTGTTGGAACACCTACGGTTATAGTCGTATTAGCTACTAATCCAATAGTATTGAACACAAGAAATACAGTAGGGGGTGCATTTACTGCGGTCGCTAATTGCATACGTGTTAATGATCCAAACTGTATAGAATTATCTGCCACCACAGATGGTGTTCCATTTGCGGTTGTAGCATTGTTCCCATTCCCCGACTTATCCCTCCAAGCTGTGACCGACGACGTTCCCGTGATCGTAGACGAATCGGCCGCATCCAACCACAGCTGTAACCCAGGAATAGATTGGGGAGAAAACCCCCATGTAGTCTTGGACGATGACACGATCGATGTTGCCATTGCCCTTCTTATTTAGTTTAGAACACAATATAACCACAAATTGTAGCGTTGTTCGTCCCTGACACACAAAACACAAACGTGGTATTGTTGGAGGGCGAGAGTACGATTGGAGATGTAGCATTTGGATTTGGATTGTTTTGGACTGTGGCACTCAGGTACGACGAGGTCGCGTTACGCAG